GTCGGATGGCGAGACCGATGCCGCTTACATCACCGCTGGCGTGGTTGAGCCTGAAGAAGTTCGTGCGAAGATCGCCGCCGACCCGGACAGCGGCTACAACAACCTTGATCCGAACAAGAAGATCACTCCGCCCGCGCAGCAAGAACCGCCCAAGGGTGGCGGCGCTTCATCGAAGATGGGCAGCAAGCCTGGGCAGAGTGGCGCCCCCGACCCGGACATGCAGCAGGCAGAGAACTCCAATGACTCAGTGAACCCGCTGCTCCAGGATGCGGCCAGGATGACGATGGATGAAGCCACACGGCTGGCCGGTGATACTACCCTGTGGCCGGGAAACCAGCACACGGGAACGCTGAATGACGGTGATCCCTCTGTCAATGCGATGAAGCACACGGCCGTTGCGCAGAAGGCTACGAACGTGGCAAACACGGTCGGCACCAAGGCGTCTCACGAGAAAGCATTCAAGGCTCACGATCGCGCGTGCAAGGCTCACCAGCTTGCATTGGCTACCGCGGACAAAACCAACAAGCGAGTGCACAAGGCTTACATCGACGCTCACGAGACGGCGATGGGACTGCATCAGATGGAGTCCGCACCTCAGCCTGAAGAAGTGGAGGACTGAGATGAACGACCTCGACACTCTCCGCTTCTATCGCTATCAGGTGCAGCCACTATTGATTCATCTCTACCTGGAAGCGAAGCTTGAAGCACCATCTACTTTCGATCACAAGATTGAGGGACCACGTTTAGTCGCCACTCTTCGTGAACAAGGATTCTCGATAAACTTTCCGATCGAAGACATCGTGCCAACCAAGAATGCCATGGAGAAGAAGTCATGAGTAATCCGCCCCCGATCGCTTACGCATCCGCCAACGACCAGTCTACCAACGCACTTTGGAGCTACTCCGCCTCGCCGGTCATGGCGTCAGCACCGGCATCATGTGGGCGGTGACCTCTGGCATCGGTCTTACCGACAACACCACTACCAGTCTCGCTGCGAACGATGTGACTGGCTTCATCGACTACCTGTAGGTCATCTAAGGAGCTTATCATGGCCCAATACGTTTTTCAATGCTGTGGACGAACCGTCAACGTTCTGGATGACAGTGTCAGTCCCGTCACACTGCCACACCTTTGCCTGAATGACATTCCGTGCGTCGGTCTGGCATATGCGTCGTCTCAGCCGCAGACTGTGGCGATCGCTGACCCCAGCACCGTGGTCGTCGACCCAATCATTCCCACCCAGCTTGACGGTGCTGATGGCGGAACGTCGAACAACGGAGACGGACAATGACCAACCGACTGAAAGGTTCTATCACGCTGGACTCGAATCCGGAAGGGACCAATCAGTATACGGGCAGCGGATCTTCCAAAGAAGCGCATGAACTGACGGCACAGGCCAACCGGATCGGGTCCAAAGAAGCGCATCATGAGGCTGCGCTGGCACACTCAGGCGCAGCTCAACGTCAACAAGCTAACGCCCGGGCAATTGAGGCGAAGAGTGGTAATGGTCTTCAAACTATGTCGCCATCACATCGTGAGCAACACACCAAATACACCGCAAAGGCAAAACAGCATGCCGATTTGGCTGCGGCACATCGTAGTGCTGAGAAGAATGCCGGTCCAGGAAAGCATGTCACAGTAGGTGGTTATAAACCTCCGAGTTCCATCTGGTTCGGAAAGAAGTAGTAGAACATGAAACTCATCTCTCCATCCCCCACCGCCACTCGCCTCGGGCCCATCCACCCGAGCGCGGGTGTCCGTGCGTGGTATGAAGCGGAGATGGTGAAGCTCATCGACGCGATGTGTGAGAGCTACAGTCACGCACTCGTGCCGCTTTACAACCGGGCGCCACGACCGGTGCTGCCGATGACTTTCCACATGGGTGAGCTCAATCAAGAGCTCGACGAGCTGGAGACCGGTTGGCAGAGAGCTTTTGACGATGTCGCTTTCAACGTTGCTTACGGTGCAGTGTATCGCGCACTTCGTCACCACGATCTCGCGATGTGTGGCGCCTTGCAGCACAAGAAGATCGTCGTAGCACAACGTCAGCCAAACTCTGATGGGGACGAGGTCTCCATGGACTCGGCAGAGAGCAGTAAGCCAAGGTGGAAGGACTTTGACGTGAAGTTCGACCTGACCGACCGGCTGAAGCAGACCATCAAGAACCAGTTGAAAGACAACGTCGATCTCATCAAGAGCATCCACAAGAAAGCCCACAAGCAGATACGTGATATGGCCCGTGAGAGCATCGAAGCTGGGCGTGACGTGGTGGGCTTCACCGATGCGCTTGAAGAGGAGTTTGACATCACTCGTCGTCGAGCCGCACTCATCGCCCGTGACCAGAACAACAAGATGACGAGCATGTTCCATCGCACTCGACAGCTCGACTGTGGCATCACCCAAGCGTTCTGGGTGGAAACATTCGCCAGCCTTCATCCTCGTGAGGAGCACTCAGCATGGAGTGACGAGGGGGCAACGTATGACGTTGAAGTTGGAATGACCAATGAAAACGGTGATCAGGTGTGGCCAGGCACCGAAGTCAACTGTGGCTGTCTCGCCGATTCCATCATCCCTGGCTACAACGATGAGGAGGCCACATGACCGCTCAGTTGGATAATGCCAACACCCTTTCCGCCGCGGCTGATGCCGTTACCGCCCAGGCCAACGCCCTTCAGACCTCGCAGCTTCACTACATGGGTAACAGTGCTCACATCGCCGCACAGGCTGCGTGGAACGGCATCGGTCTTACCCAGAAGGTCATCTATCACCAAACCCAAGCGGCTACGCACCTCACGTGCGCCGCTCAACTCAAGGCCGCTGGCCGATAAGGAGAACTACGTGATCACCTACACCGACGTGACTAACCTGAAGGAAGTCATCATCGCCTCGAACAAAGTCATGATGCAGCTGACGCCAATCCAGGCGAAGATGAACGAGATCTTCATGCCGTTTACCAAGCTTGACAAGACCAAGGCCTACTTCCTCGCCAACGAAGATGGTTCCATCACCGTCATTCAGTTCGGCCCGCAGGGTCAGCCCGGCTACGTGGATGCCATCCCCTTCCCTGAAGATCCGGCGTCGAACGAAGAAGTCAAGCCGTAAATTTCATCATCTCTCCTTTGCGGGATAACCACCCGCCCGGAGCTTTACATGATCGACATCAGCGTCCTCGCTTTCGACAAAGGTTCCAAGCGTCACACCGACGACAACGGCTTCCTTCACATCTCCGAGACCAACATCTCGAAGGCGATCGTCAACCCCTACTGGGGCCGGGAGATTCCTGGCAGTGAGGCGCTGGGGCTTAAACCTGATCAGACCTACTACATGCTGCGTGATCCGGCCGAGCTGAAGAAAGGCGCGGCAACCTTCAACAATCTCCCACTGCTCGACAAGCACATCCCGCTGGATAAGTTCCAGTTGGATGACCCGGAGGTCAAGAAGCATGTTGTAGGTAGTACGGGGACCGACGCCACCTTTACCGACGGTTACCTGAAGAACTCCATGGTGGTGCACACCCAATCGGCGATCAAGGACGTGGAGGCGGAGAAGAAGGCGGAACTCAGTTGCGCTTATCGCTATCAGCCGGACATGACACCCGGAACCTTTGAAGGTAAGCACTACGACGGAATCATGCGTGACATCCGTGGCAATCATGTCAGTCTGGTGCCCGAGGGGAGGGTTGGTCATGATGTGAAGGTCATGGACGCAAAGATGAAGGAGTGCTCAGTCATCATCTACTCGCGCATCAGTGAAGCACTTGGGTGTGGTAACACCGAACGAATTCGCTTCGCCCTGGGCTTAGACGCTCGTGATGCCGGGCCAAGCTCGATCACGGTGGAGCAGACCAAGGACATCACTCGTCGGGACGACGTCTCGAATAGCTTCCGAGAAGGAGAAGGAGGAACTTATGCGGATCCGAAGAACAAGAAGTACAAGCTGAACACTCATGAGCAGGTGCAGGCTGCCGCTTCCTACTGGGGCATGCCCAAGAACCGCTCCATGTATTCGCAGGAGGACCAGACGAAGATCGAACAGCGCATCCGCGCGGCAGAGAAGAAGTTCAAGATCGGCACGTTCAACAAGGGAAGCGTGACCGAGAGCAAATGAACCCACTACATCAGGAGGCCCAGCATGGGCAAGAACCTCAAACCCCTTTCCAGCCAAGGCCATCGTGTCATGGGTGCGCTCGCCAGCTTCCTCGCACCCAGGATGGCTGCGGATCAATCGCTCCAGTCCGTGGAGCTTGAAGCGCTCTGCAAGAGCATCACCCCCGCCCGCTATGATCGTCAGATCGAGGGCATCGTGGGCACCATCAATGAGAAGTTCGGCGCGCGTCTTGCCGCTGACGCCAAGCTCGATGATCTGCGCAAGATCCTCACCGCGCTGATGCCGGTGGACCTCGCCCTGGACATCAAGAAGGAAAACGCGGAGTGCATGGACGGAGACGACGACTCCAACGACGATGCCAACGACAAGGCTAAGGACGAGATGGAATCAGAAGACGCGGAGTTCAAGGCCTGGAAGAAGGCCAAAGACGCCAAGAAGGCCAAGGACGCCAAGAAAGCCAAGGGCAAGAAAGACACCGAAGATGACGGTGAGGAGGGAGACGAAGAAGATGGCGGCGAAGACGCTGCCATCAAGAACACGAACATCGCTCTCAAGAACAAGAAGGGCGATCAGGACCAGAACGATGAGGGGGAGTGGGTGGAGAAAGACAGCAAGAAGGCCAAGGACGCCTTTCCCAGTAAGAAGGCTCTGGACCAGGCCTTGGACGCCGCCCGTGAAGAGGGTGCCGAGCTCGCCATCTCCCGCATGGGCGCCCGCTTCGAGGCTGCCGCTCTGGTCAAGCCGGTCATCGGCAAGGTTGACCCCTACACCACCAGTTCCACCAAGATGTTCAAGATGGCGCTGGACGAGCTGGCCAAGACCCGCAAGGGTATTGACCTGACTGAGATCCCGCCCGTGGCATACAAGGGAACCTTCAAGGCGCTGATGGCGATCGACGCCACGCGTGGAACGAAATCCAACGTTCGTCTCGCTCAGGACTCGGCCAAGGCCAAGACCCTCAGTGAGAAGTACACCAACATTCCCGGCCTGGCATAAGGAGAAGAACACATGGTCACCGGTTTTCAGCAGCAAGTCAATCTCTACCCGGCCCCGGCCGTCTGGGGTGATCGCGCGTCGATGAACCCCACCGCTACCGTCGATGCCGGCCCATTCAACCTCACCTCGGGACTGCTTGGTGCCGTCGTCGGAAAGTTCGGTTGGCAGGTCCTCACCCCCGCCACGATGCTTTCCATCGTCAACAACTACTCGCCTACTCAGCCGACCATCCCTGATGGTTTCGTGGCCAATGAACAGCAGGCGCTGATCACCACCTGGCTCGGTCAGCAGAGCATGGCCATCGCGCCCGGCTACCCGGTCACCCTCTACAACCGCGGCGACTTCTGGGGCAAGACCGTCTACACCGATGCCGCCGTGGGAAGCAAGGTGTTTGCCAACGTGTTCAGTGGTGACGTCTACCCCGCCGCGTCCGGCTCCTTCATCGCCGATGTGGTCGGTTCCGCTGCGGTGGTCACCGCCACCACGACCGCCGGCTCCTACAGCATGAACGTCACGGCGTTCACCAGTGGCATCCTGGCCGTTGGTCAGCAGGTGAGTGGTCCTGGTCTCACCAACGGCCTCTACTACATCGAGTCCGCTGGCACCCTCGTCCTTCCGGCTTCGTCCGGTTCCGGCACCATCAACCTCACCCAGGCTGCGGTCACTGCCTCCACCGGTGGGTCATTCAACACCATCGCGAACGTGGGAATCGGTGGAGCCACCTGCTCCAGTGTCAGCTCTACCTCCAGCACCACCATGACCATCAACACCGTCACCAACGGGAACATCGTTCCTGGTCAGCTGATTCAGCCGATCACCAGTATCCCCGCGAACAACTGGGTGGCCAGCATCGGCACCTTCAACGGCACGTCCGGCACCATCATCATGGGCCTCGCCAGCACCGGAACGATCACCGCCCAGGCCTGCAAGTTCTCCGCCTTCATCGAGACGCCGTGGTACTTCAACAGCGCCGGTAACGTGGGCGACCTCGTCAAAATCGGAACCAGGTGGTAAGGAGACCAACCATGGCATTTGAACAGTACACCGACGAAACCCTGCTGCTTGCAGAGCGCTTCGGTATCGGAATGGACAGCACCGACGCTGACCTGATCCCGGCCGTGGACGTCTCGCCGCTGAAGGGTATGGCGCTGGATGAGGCTCTGCAGCTCGCCCAGGATGCGCCCACCAACCTGATCCAGTCCGGCATGGTCACCATCAGCAACGCCGGCATTCCCAACTACCTGTCCAACTACCTCGACCCGGAGATCGTGCGAGTCATGACCGTGCCGCTGAAGGCCGTGGACATCTTCGGTGAGAAGAAGAAGGGTGACTGGCTGATGGACAGCACCCAGTTCCCGATCATCGAGTCGACGGGCGAAGTCAGTGCCTACGGCGACGACAACGACAACGGTCTGGTGGGCGCAAATGCCAACTGGATCCCGCGTCAGTCCTTTGCCTACCAGTGCTTTACCCGGTGGGGCGACAAGGAACTGGCCAAGGCCGGTCTTGCCAAGCTGGACTGGGCCGCGGAGCAGAACGTCAGTTCTGCGCTGATCATGAACACCTTCCAGAACCGCACCTACTTCTTCGGCGTCGCCAACCTCGACAACTACGGCATCACCAACGACCCGTCGCTGTCAGCCAGTATCTCGCCGCTCAATGGCGTGTGGAAGAGTGCCACCGGTGTCCAGATCTTCCAGGACATCCAGAACCTCTTCGTGACGCTGCAGAACCAGCTGCAGGGAAACATCGAGATGGAAGACGACCTGATCCTGGGTCTGCCATCCACCGTTCAACCCTACCTGCTGACCCCGATGCAGAACGTGTACGGCACCCCGTCCTTGAAGGCCTACCTCAAGGAAGCCTTCCCCAAGCTCGTCATCAAGACCGCCCAGCAGTATGTCATCGCCGGCTCGGGCAATCTGGTTCAGCTGATCGCCCCGAAGGTCCAGGGCCAGCAGACCGGGTTCTGCGCCTTCACCGAGAAGATGCGCGCCCACGCGATCGTGCGCAAGACCAGCTCCACCCATCAGAAGAAGTCTGGTGGCTCCTGGGGCTTCATCCTCAAGATTCCCGCTGGCGTTGTCAGCATCATCGGAGTGTAACGTCATGGCTGAAGAGTTCCTCAACGTCTATTGCAAGATCCCCAATGGACTGACCATGTGTCTAGAGGAACGAGGCGAGATCATTCGTGTGAACCTGCCTCGTTCGTCCCGATACATCCAGCCTCATTCCAATTTCACTGCCACCAAGGAGGAGCGCATCGTCTACGGCTGCTCCGTCACACCAGTCAGCAAGGTGTTCTGGGAGGCGTGGATCAAAGCTGTGGGTAAGGATTATCCGCCACTCAGGAATCACATGGTGTTCGCCATGTCCAGCAAGGGCGACGGGACGGCCGAGGCGAAGAACATGGAAAGCACCCTGACCGGTTTCGAGCGCATCGATCCGAAGGTCGCTCTGAAAGACAAGTCCGGCCGCACGGTCGGCGGCAAGCGCGATGATCGCGACGCTCCTGAGGAGTAGCACATGGGCATAGTCACATTCAGCCCGCAGTCATTTTTGCTTCAGTATCCTGAGTTCAGCACCATCGACCAGGCTGCGGTTGTCAACGTGTCCGTCCCAATCAACAGCAACGTGATGACCATCAACTCGGTCACCTCGGGGACGGTTGCGGTCGGTGAGGCTGTTTGTGGCTCAGCCATCTTCGTTCCAACGTCGCTGCCACTCGGAATTACCATCCAGAGCATCGGCACTTTCAACGGGACGAGTGGCACCGTCATCCTGTCTTCTCCGGTCACCGCCGCGATCGTCAACGCGCCGTTGATTCTCTACGCCTGGAACATCCTCACCGCCAACTTCGACGCCGCCACCTACTATTGCCGAAATGATGGTGGTGGGGTATGCGACGTTCCTACCTTGACGTTGTTCTTGAACCTGATCACCGCACATCTTACCGCCATCAACAACGGGGTGAACGGTCAGCAGGCTAACCAGCTCGTTGGTCGTGTCAGCAATGCCCGTGAGGGGTCAGTCAGTGTTACCACGGAGATGAAGTTTCCGGATGACGCTGCCTTCTGGGCACAGACAAAGTATGGCACGCAGTTCTACCAGATGTCGCTCAACTACCGACTCGGTGGACACTATGTCGCTCCGGTGTTTGACGTCTTCGGTGAGAGGGGGTGGTAAGGTGGACATCGGCATGAAGGGCGGCGACAAGCTTCTTCGACTTCTTCGTGACATCCAGAGCGAGCTCGGTCAGGCGACGGTGGTGCACGTCGGATTTCTCGAAGGTTCTACCGCAGGGTACACCGGTCCTCGGCCGATGAAGTCACGTAAGAACTACGCCAGTGTGTCAAACTACAAACGCTATCATGCCCAGGCGCAGGCGAGTCAAGCCACCGGAAATCCTCAGCCGGCCGCTTACATCGCCTCGATCATGGAGTATGGTGATCCCAAGCACAACATTCCATCACGTCCGTTCTTCAGCACCTTGATCAAGAAAGAAGGAAAAAACTGGCACAAGTTTCTGGTCACTCAGCTTCAGCGCAATCACTACAACTCTCGGGTGGCGCTGGAAACGCTTGGCTTGCATGTCAAGGAACAGCTTCAGGACTCGATCCTGCACGGTGATTGGGCACCACTCCAGCCCGGAACCGTGGCGCGTAAGGGGTTTGACACTCCACTGATCGACTCACACAACATGCTCAACGCAGTTGACTACTCGGTGCTCTGATGAGTTTGCATGACATGGCAGCGAACGTGATCTCCACTATCAATCCGATGATGCAATGCCCGTGGCTCAAGTCCACCGGTAACACCGTCGAAATCGGTGGACGCATGAGCCCATCCTTCGCCCCAGCTACGACGGTGAGTGTCCAGGTTCAGCAACTCACCTTCAAAGATCTTCAGCACCTGAGCGACTTGAACGTTCAGGGAATCGTTCGCAAGGTGTGGTGTGATGCCATCCTCAGTGCGGTAGACCGAGCTAGCCAGCTTGGTGGTGACAAGCTTTACTTGCCTGACGGGACGGCTTGGCTCGTCGTGGCAGTTCCGGAAGTCTGGCCTGACTGGTGCACCGCTCTCCTTCAGAAGCAACTCGCATGACTACCTATCAGAACGCCCCCAATGAGCTTGCCATCATCTCCGCTCTTCAAGCGTGGATCATGATGTCGCTTAACCTTCCAATCGCCCAGGTGGTTGAAGCTCATGATAACCTCGTAGCTCCGCCTCTGGATCCCTTCGTGGTCATGTCTCACATCACGCGTAACCCGGTGTCCACCCCGTGGCTCACCAACCAGGACACCGGTGACATCAATACCGAGTCTGTCATCATCAATCTCGGAATCGAGTATGAGTATCAGGTGGACATCTATGGTGATTCCACCAGCAACGGTCCAGCGGACTCGGCCATGCTTCTACACGTGCTGTTCCGGGCAGACCCGACCAGTGAATGGTTCCAAGCATACGGTCTCACCAATGGTTTTACCATCGACACTCTCGATGCTGATCCGCCTAAGCACACCGCCATCACCAACTCGGAGAACCAGTATGAAGAGAGATGGACCGTTCGTCTTCGTTTCAACGTGATCGAGGCGATCTCGGTCCCGGCTAGCTTCATGAGCAGCGCATCCATCAATCCGCTTATCAACGTCTCAACCCTACCTCGATAAGGAACAGCACATGTCGATTCCCGCCTCAACGATCGTTTCTGTGGTGCCGAGCGTCTTGGCTGCAGGCGGGAACCCGCTTGCGCTGAACGGTCTCATTCTTTCCCAGAACCAGAACTTGCCGATGGGGGCGCCCGTCAGCTTCCCGTCGCTTGCCGCCGTCCAGGCCTACTTCGGTCAGTACTCTTGGTCCGGCACCGCCACCTGCGTGAGCAACACTCTCACCATCGTATCCACTACCAATGGCTCACTCGCCGTTGGCCAGGAGATCCAGTCCTCGATGGCAGTGGGTGTGCCGCCTGGCACTTACATCACCGCACTGGGCACCTATACCTCCGGCACCGGCGTGGGCACCGTCACCATCTCAGGTGCGGGTTTCACCCAGGCATCTGTCAGCACGATGTACTCCAACTGCCTGGAGTCCTCCATGGCGGCAGTCTATTTCAATGGGTTCACCGCTTCCACGCTCAAGCCTACCGCGCTGCTTTTCTCGCGGTTCCCCGGCGTAGGCGGCAGCGTAAGCAACACCTACCAGGGTGTGCCGGCGTTCTTCCGTGGTTCCTCGATGCCGAACCTGACGCTTGCCCAGGTCCAGGCGATCACCTCCGGCACCCTGAACATCACCATCAACGGAACACTGGTGAGCATCGCCGCTTTGAACCTCAGTTCCGCCAGCAGCATGAGCAGCGCGGCATCACTGATCCAGACTGCCTTCGCATTTGCCGGGGCCGATGCCAGCTCCACCGTCACCTGGAGCAGTCTGTTCAATGCCTTCGTGATCACTGCCGGTCTGAACGCCACGGTGGGATCGGCTGGCTCAACTTCGATCACCGTCTGCAGTGGAACTAACGCCGCCACGCTCGGCTTGAATGCTGGAACCATCAGCACTGGAAGCAACGTAGTATCAGTCAGTGTCTTCATGTCTTCGCTGGTGCTGCAGACCACCAACTGGGCAGCTTTCACCACCGCCTATGAACCCATCACCTCGGACAAGCAACTCCTGTGTGCGTGGACCGCAGGAACCGGCGGCGAGTTCGTGTACGCCCCCTACAACACCGACACAACCATCGTCTCCAGTGGTTCCAGCACCACGTGCATGGCGTATTACTGTAAGATCAACTCCTACGGTGGCACATGCGAGGTCTATGTCAATCCGGTGTATGACCCGGCTGGAAGCGCTGCTGCCTTCGTGCTGGGGTTCATCGCTTCGCTCAACTACAACGCAACCAATGGTCGCGCAGCCATCTCCTACAAGAGCGGAACTGGCATCCCCGCCTCGGTTGTGGACCCCACCTCATTCGCTAACGCGGTGTCCAACGGGGTGAACTTCTACGGTCAGTGGGCTACTGCCAATAGCCTCTTCACCTTCTTCTGGAACGGCGCTCTCACCGGGCCATTTGCTTGGCTTGACTCCTACGTCTCTGCCATCTGGTTGAACAACGCGTTGCAGTTGGCTTTGATCAACATGTTCACCGGTGTGAACTCGGTTCCCTACAACAACGCTGGATACGCCATGATCAAGGCGGGATGCAACTCCACACTCGCGCTTGCTCTTCAGAATGGGGTGATCAACAAGGGCGTCGCGCTTACCAGTACGCAGGCGGCCTCAGTCGACTCCGCCTCCGGTCTTACTATCGATCCGGTGTTAGCGACTACCGGCTGGTATCTGCAGGTGCTTCCTGCCACCGGCGTTCAGCGGGCTAACCGTCAGACTCCGACCTGCACCCTCTGGTATATGGATGGTGGTTCTGTCAACTCCCTCACTCTCGCCTCCATCGACATCCAGTAAAAGGAGCCAACCATGGCAAAGACGATCACCTCAAACAATGCCACCTTTTTCCTCTCCGTGCCAGGGGTGTTCAACTCCCCCTTTCAGGTTCAGGGATTTGCCGCTGATGACATGTTCAGTGCTGATCCACAGAAGCCGGTCGAGGTCGTCATGGGTGTGGACGGCAACCTTTCCGGTGGCTACGTCAAGCACCAGATCGTGATGAAGATCAAGCTGAGCCCGGACTCCCCAAGCATCACCTACTTCGATCAGTGGCTGGCTGCGATGGACACCGGTCTAGACGCCTACCCCGCCAGCGGGACCATCACCATGCCGGGCAACGGGGCAGTCTACACCCTCACCACCGGGTGGCTTACCCAATACAAGAACATGCCTGACGCCAAGAAGCTGCTTCAGCCGCAGGAGATGGAGATCACCTGGCAACAGGTGACTAAGGGGAGCATGTAGTCATGCGAAACACACTAGACCTGAAGATCCCCGGTGTCCGGTCTGAGAAGGTTGGCGAACGTGACAACGGCAAGATATTTCGTCTCACCGAGATGTCCGCCTTTGCTGGTGAGAAGTGGGCGGCTCGGATGATCTTGGCCCTGATGAAGTCAGGTGTGGATCTCCCTGAGGGATTCGAGAAGATGGGCATGGCTGGGCTCGCTAGTATCTCGATGCGAGCCTTTGGCGGGATCGCCCCTGAGGTTCTGCTCCCGCTCATGGACGAGATGCTATCCTGTGTCAAGTGCATCCCTGATCCACGTCACCCGGATGAGTCCGCTCGTCCACTGGTGGAGGAGGACATCGAGGAGATCAAGACTCTGTTGAAGATCAGAGAGAAACTGCTGGAGGTGCACCTGGGTTTTTCTCTCGCCGAGAAGCTCTCGATCTTCAAAGCTTCGGCGGCCGCTCTACTCAAGATCTCACCGACTACGTCAACATCAACCCCCTCATCGGAGTCATCGTTAGTAGAGGGTTAGCTACACTTCATGAGCTTCAGACCATATACGGTGGTGAGGATGCTCAGGATCTCTACGAGATCATCCAGGTGGACAACTACAACGAACGCAAGCGGATGACGGATACCAACGATGGCTGAGAATGAAGTAGATAACCTGATAGTCAGCATCGATCTTGACTCGGAGAACTTCTCCCTCTCCTGCAAGCGGGTGGGGGAGGATCTTCGACACGCGGCTGATGAAGCTCGTGAAACAGCTGAGAAGATGAAGGAGCAAGGCGAGAAGGCTGGTGAGTTCTTTGAGAAGCTGAAAGAACATGCCATCGAGTTCTTCGGCATCATGGCTTCTACCGGTGCTTTCCTCGCCTTCACCGAGAGTACCATTAAGTCTCAGACGGCGGTGAACCACCTGTCAGAGGAGACCAAGATGTCCGTTGAGGACATCAGCCTGTGGCAGAATGCGGCAGTGATCGCTGGTGGTAGTGCGGAAGGATTCAACCAGTCTCTCAAGGGGATGGGTGAGTCACTCATTGCCATTGAGAAAGGACTACCCAGGGCTCAGCGTGCGATGAAAGCCTTCGAGGCTGCTGGCATCCACGGCCTCGGTAAGGGAAAGCATGTCGAGATCACCGACATGTATCAGAAGATCCACGATAAGTTCCAGGGCTTGAGCATGGTCGAGGCGCAGACCCTCGGTAAGCGCATGCAGCTGGACGAAGCTACCATCCGAGTACTTCACAAGAGTGGTGAGGAATACGATGAGTTTATGGCTAAGGCCAAAGCAGCCGGTCAGATCACCAAGGAGCAGGCTGAGGCTGCTGAGCAGACCGAGGAGGCGCTGAACGGCTTGAAGATCTCCATGCAGCACGCGGCTGAGGTCGTCGTTCAGCTGATGCTTCCCGGCATCAAGTGGCTGAGTGAAGCGCTGACTAAAGTCGCTCAATGGGCTCAGCAAAATCCTGAAGTCATCAAGGCCGTGTTGCTTGGTATAGCAGCGGCAGCTTTGGTGATGGGGCAGAATGCGATCATCGCTGGCGCTAAGATGTTCGCCGGCTGGGTGATGGCCACCGGTGGTCTAATTCTTATTCCGGCACTGATCGGCGCGGTGATAGCAGGTCTGGCACTGCTCTACATGAAGTCGGAAACCTTCCGAGAGTCGATGGCGGGTGGCTGGAATTACATTAGAACCATCATGATCGCCTTGTGGGACACGGTGAAGGACGTGTTTGGGGCGATCGAGAGTGGATTGGGCCTATTGGTCGGGATCTTCACCATGGATGGTAGTCGGATCAGTGCAGCCTGGGGCCGTGTCTGTGGTTTCATCAATGCTGCGTTCAAGAAGCTTGGTGCCATCCTGGTGTTCTACGTCCTGACCATGGCGGTTGCGGTGGTGAACACCTTCAACCTGATGTGGGGTGTGATCAAGAAACCTGCGGAGACATTCTTCAACTGGATCGCGGAGAAGTTCGCCGCCGTGGCCAAGGTGTTCAAAGCCATCGCTAGCCTAATACCCGGTGCCTCAGCTGGTAGTCAAGTTGGTAGCACAGGCGGTCAGGCGCCCATGCATGATACCTCACCGGGAAACTTCCTTCCCCGCGCTGCGGGTGCCGCCGTGGCGGCGGGCGGTCAGGCGCCCATGCATGATACCTCACCGGGAAACTTCCTTCCCCGCGCTGTGGGTGCCGCCGTGGCGGCAGGCGGTCTGGCGTTCTCGCCCGCGCCAAAAACCCATATCCCGTCACCAGCACCTTCGGGCTTGGTTCAGGCACCAACTACCACGGCTAAACCTACCTTTGACGAAAATGCTTTCAACAAGGCGTGGGAAGAACATCAGCAACAGCGGCTTAATGGTTACCACGCTGGTGATGCTATTCGCCCGTCATCTGTCAACAGTTCCAACAGCGCCTCGACGTCAAGTATGCATGTTGATACGATCAACGTCAATGCCCCTCAAGCAACGGATGCCCAGGGGGTTGCGGGCGGCATTACCGGAGCTCTCGCAGAGAAGCATTCTGACTTGGTGAATCAGGCCGATGGGGGTATGTCATGAGCAGTTCATCTGCCATTCCGCTCTCACAAGTGTGGGGCGTGTATTACCACACCGGAGCCGGTGCAGTGTTCGATGTTGACACTGTCGTCGATCTGAAGTTTGGACAAGAGGCCAAGATCAGCACCTTTCCCGTAGAGCTCGGATCTTTCGCGTCTTACAACATCGTGAATGAACCCAATGATCCTAAGATTCGTGTGGCTGTTTGTGGTCAGGTCCGCATTCAGACACTGATGGCATTACTCAAAACTCTAATTGGAACAACTCAGCTCTTCGATGTGGTCACCCCTGAAGCCACCTACGCTGGTGTGGCATTCATCAAGTATGACTTCAGCCGAGCCCAGAAGCAGGGAAAGAATCTTCTTCAGGTGGAGCTGACTTTCAAGGAGATCATCCAGGTCTCCCCTGCCTACACGAAGACCGTCATTCCCGCGTCTAAGGCGAAGAATCCTAAATCAGCGGATAAGGGGGTGAGCGGCCAGTCACAAACTACACCAGCACCAACGATTGAGCAGCAAAATGGGGCAATGTCTAGACAGCTATTCGGCGGCGGTTCGGTGACGAATGCACTGACCGGATCCGGGGTGGCAATATGAGTCTTTTCTGTGACCTAGCTATCAACGGTAACCCAGTCTGGTATGGCCGACTATGTCTTAACCTCAATGGTCTGAACTGGTATCGTTACATGGGGTTCTACGGCCAACTTCTATTTGTCGACACCCAGGAGTCTTCCGACCCTGATTACACCGAGCTTGGAACTCGCTACGTTTTAGTTTATGCCGTGACCGGCGCTGATGCTGTGACGATTCCCATCCAAGCAGTTCCGTCTCAACAGCTCGATGTCATCCTCAATAACCAGCTCTGCACCATCTCTCTCTACACGAAGTGACATCATGACGACTGGCTCATTCACCCAGAAACTCATCACCGTCAACCTGACGCTCAAGAGTGGAACGTTTGACGGCGTCAACAACACCAAGATAATCTCTGAGCTGCGAGTGTCATGCGAAACCGATAAGGGCGGTAGTCCCTCCAAGAGCACCTGCAAGCTGAAGATCTACGGCATGCTTGCTGATGATATGAGTGCCCTGACCACACTGCCCTCACAGGCGAACAAGCCGTTGGCAGTGCACCACAACCTAGTCCAGGTGCTGGCTGGTGACATCAGTGGCATGGGGACGGTATTTCAAGGCGATGTTTCAGAAGCTTTTGCCAACTTCCACTCAGAACCTAATACCTACTTTAGCTTGGAGGCTATCGCTGGGTTCTACCCCGCCATCGCCCCCGTCGCCCCCAAAAGCTACAAGGGCGGCGTCTCCGTTCATTCGATAATGCAGTCACTAGCTGATCAGATGGGTTACGCTTTTCAGGACGCAGGCGTTACGGCTCAGCTTCGCAACCCCTATCTCTCTGGCACCGCGATGCAGCAGGCTCAGTCGGTCGCCACGGCTGCCAACATTGAGTTCGGCATCGACAACGGAACACTTTTCATCGCCCCACGTGGTTCAGCCCGTCCTGGAACGGCACCGTTGATCTCACCTCAGACTGGTCTGATGGAGTATCCGACTTTCGATAAGAAGGGTATCAAGTTCAGCTGCCTCTATAACTCCGGGCTGCAGCTTGGTGGTTTAGTTAACGTCCAATCGTCCATCCAAGTCTGCTGCGGCACATGGCGAATCAACCACTTAAAGCATCACCTGGAGAGCTTAGTCCCAGGTGGCAAGTGGATCTCACAGGTTGAAGCCTCTTGGACCGGGAGCTGACATGACCGACGCCCCTGTCTATCCACAGCAAGAGCTAGCCGATGGGTCCACACCATTCAACTCGTTGATGTTCGTCATCAAGCGTGCCATGGCTGGTGTCAACGTTGCCACGCTGGTCCAGGTCCAGGCGGTTTACAACACCGGCACGGGACCGGTTGGAACGGTAGATGTTCTGCCAGTGGTGAACCAGGTAACCGGTGCGGATCAGACCGTGCCGCACACTACTATCTACGGCCTACCCTACTTCCGCTATCAGGGCGGGGCAAATGCGGTGATCGTAGATCCGGTGATAGGTGACTTCGGGTTCTGCGTCTTCGCTGATCGTGACATCGGTTCAGCACAGGCGGGGATAGCCGATGGCAACGCAGCCATGACCGCCGTCCCTAGTTCGGGTGCACCTCCTAGTTCCGCTCGTCGGTTTGACTATGCGGACGGACTCTACATTGGTGGCTGGAACGGCAACTTGGCCCCAACAAACTATGTCCAGATCACCGGCGCCGTCATACAGATGGTTCTGGGCGGCACCTCGGCGGTGCTTACCAGCGACTTGTTGACCGTCAATGCTAACCTCAAGGTCAATGGCACCGCTGAGGTGACTGGCAACGTCACCTGTGACGCGCAGGCAGAGGTGAAGGGTTTGCTTCTTGCAGACGCCAGTATACAGGTTTCAGGCACAGTCTCAGGTGCCGGTGGAAGTGGCGGCCTCACGGTCAGCGTTCCGATCACCGCCAACAGTAGCATCACCGCCGCCGGAGAGGTTAAATCTGGCACACACACACTCACGTCGCACACACATACCGGCGTCACCCCTGGCGGCGGATCCACCGGAGGGCCAGTGGGATGAACACCTTGGCATTGTCTAATTTCAGTGAAACCGTAACCATCCCAGTTATGGAGCAGCTTCCGTTCACAGCATCTGCGCTTAGTTTCGGTGCCGGGGACGGCAGCACGGTGACGTTCCCGCTGACGGATATGCCAGCGAGCAGGACGAATTACGTCCTATACTCTCAAAATTTCGCCAGCGGTTGGGGCACAAATAACGCCACAGTTTTACCTGGTGTCCATGACCCATCTGGCGGGATGACTGCGTCCACGCTAACATGCACGGGATTGTCTGGTGGTAGTTATATTTGCCAATACTGTTGGTGTCCCGTTGGCATTTATTGTGATTCCATCTGGATTCGGCGGAGGACTGGATCTGGCCCCGTGCAAATTCAGTCGCCAAACATCAGGACTATCACGGTCCCGGTCACTAGCATCTGGCAGCAGTTCTCCTGCTCTGATCTATCCACCGGAAACGCCTATATCGCGGTTGTGCTCAATGCAATAGGCGACCAGGTCGACATCGCATTTGCCCAGGTTGAACCGGGCGTCACCCCCACAGCCTACATCCCCACAACCAATGCGCCGGTGACCGTCACCACCAGCGGTGTGGCGGTGGTTCCAAACGGCGCGCCCGCACTTTATCGCAACGACTGGCAGGGGAACCAACTTCTTTATTCAACTAGCAGAACTAATTATCTCATCGGATCGTATAACTATCTCCCGCAAAACAACGGTCCTTTGACAAACATGACCGCCACATCAGGCGTATCTGATCCGGCTGGAACAAACCAGGCGTGGACGCTTACGGCGACAGCCGCCGGTGCGGAGGTTATAGCATACGGCTACATGACCGGAGGTTACCCGGCCACTACATCCATGTGGTTGCGCCGCAGGACCGGGAGTGGGCAAATTTCTATATTAAACGTAAGCACCGCCGTTTCGGTCCCAGTAACCTTAACCACCTCGTGGCAACAGTTTTCTAATTCCGGGCTGAGTAATTCCACTTATAACGTAGCGTATTGGGGCGTGGAGTTGGCAACATCCGGCGATCAGGTGGACGTTGCCTTTGGACAAGTCGAGCCCGGGTCTGTCCCAACCTCCTACATCCCCACCACCAGCACCCCCGTGAGCATCACCGACTACACCCTCACCGGGAACACGGTGACACTGGCCGTGGCCCCGCTTCCCGGAGCGGCCCTCACCTGGAGCGGGAACGGAACATATCTAGGGCCGGTCCAGGTGCCACTCTACAGCCCTGGCTCTGCATGGGATTTGGGCCTTGATGGCAACGGAAATATCGCCAGCGTGTCCGGCCCCTCCCAGATCGCGCAGGATGTTGCCAGCGCTATTCAGCTATTTTTCGGTGAACTCTACTACGACGTTACGCTCGGCCTCCCTTATCTCACTGAAGTAATGGGGCAGCCTTACGCACCTTCGGTGATCACCCCGTTGCTCGAATCAGCGGCACTCTCCGTCCCTGGTGTGGTTAAGGCGAAGGCGACCATCACGACTTTTCTAAATCGTCAAGTAAGTGGTTACATCAACATTCTTGATTCCACCGGGCAAGCACTCGGCGTTAACTTCTAAGAGGTGAAGCATGCCATCAGGAACAAACGTCCCCGTTCCCACTCTTGGATCCACCGGCTACGTCATCCCGTCTGAGTCAGCGATTCTGGCTGGCGTCATCCTCGATCTTCAGGCGGCTTTTGGTGGGCAGCTCAACCTCTCGATCTCCAACACAGCCAGTCTGTCTACTCCGCAAGGACAGTTAGCATCGTCCATCGCGGCTCAGATCGCTGACTGCTACAACCAGTTCCTATACTTTACCACGCAGACCGATCCCCAGTATGCTCAGGGAACCATGCAAGATGCCATCGGTAACATCTACTTCATGACTCGGAACCCTGCGACTTCGACACTTGTCACCGGAACTGTAGTTGGTCTATCTGGCACTTCACTGCCGCTTGGAACTGCCGTGGCGCAGGATGCTGCTGGAAACCTGTACTCAGTAGCGTTGGCTACCACTAACGCCCTCGGTGCTATCGTCGCTGGTGGCGCAGTAACGATCGGTTCCGGTGGTTCGACATCGGCGGTATTCATCAACGTGGTGACTGGCTCGATTGCCTATGTTGGACCGTTAACCATCTATCAGACGATCCCAGGTTGGGATCTCATCTCGGGCACAACCCAATACACCTTAGGGTCACCGATCGAGAATGCCCAGGCCTTCGAGATCAGGCGTCAAAACTCGGTCGCGGCCAACGCCAGTAATACCAGCCAGGCGATCAAGGCCGCCATCCTCTCGCTTACGCCACTATCCTACCCGTCTTCTGTTTACGTCGTCGACAACCCGCTGTCGGTGTCCAACGTCGTAGGTGGAATCACACTTCCGCCTAACTCCGTCTACGTTGCTGCCTATGGTTATCAGCAGAGTGGCTGGAGTAGTTCGTCATCCAATGCGGTCCCCATCGGCGTGGCCACCGCCGTCTGGACCAAGAAGTCACTTGGTTGCACCTATGCCCCTAGCGCGATCTTTGTTGGTAGCACCTTAGGAACTTCCCTCACCGTGAGTTCAGTGACGAGTGGCACACTGGCAATAGGCCAGACGTTGCAGACCAACGCCGGTATTCCCTACGTCACATCTGCCGGGGCGCAGATTACCATTGCTAGTGGGTCAGGCACCGCTTGGGTCCTCAGCGGGATTCCTTCTGGCGGTAACATCGCTGGTGGAACCACCATGTGGTCGGGTTCAACTAGTGTGGTCTATGACCAGACTTACGCCAGTTCACAACCGTCTTACAACGTCACCTTCACCGTTCCGGTGACTCTCTCAATCAACATTCAGGTGACTCTCGCATCCGCCTCCAATCCACCGAGTAACGCTCTTGCTCTTCTTCAGTCATCGACTGGATTGCAGACGGCCTTTAGCGGTAATGATGGTTACGCACCGGTGAGCCAGATTGGCGTCACCGTCTACGCATCACGGTTCTACACAACCATCGCCCAGGTGATTCCAGGGGCGTCGATCGTCAGCGTGCTGATCGGCACCGGATCGCCCACGCTCTCGCAGGTTCCGGTGAACATCAATCAGATTCCCGTGATGGGGACTATCACTCTGGTGCTCGCATGATCATCAACCAAGCTTACCCGTACATCACCGTCACCGCGTCTATCAGCGGAAGCACGATGACGGTGACGGAGGTTGTAAACGGACCGATTGTGTTGAACGGCCTGATCGCAGGCACCGGCATCCCGGCAAATGTGGTGATCAGCGCGGGGCCTTCTAACGGAGAAGCGGGCGTGTACACGTTGAGCACGTACACCCAAGTCAGCGGGTTCCCAGTACCTCAACTCATCCCTGCCAACATCACCTTAGCTAGCTCCACACTACTGGCCACGCCTTGGACGCTTAACTGCGAGCAGACGATTATAGCTCAGTACGCCAACTCACCAATTTTGCTACAGCTCATCAACAACATGAATGCGTACATTGATCCTTTGGCCATCTTGTTTAATTTTTACTCGCAGATCTGGAATGTGATGGCTGCACAAGGATATGGACTGGACGTGTGGGGGAGGATCGTGGGTGTCACCCGGTATTTCAATAACCCTACCGCGCCTAACTGGTTCAATTTCCGTGAGTCAGGCATAGGGACTCCCTTTGGTCCCGCTGGATCTTCGCCATTCTTCAATGGCTCGGCACTTACCTCTGTGTATCGTCTTTCCGACGCGCAGTTTCTGCCGTTGATTCTGGTAAAGGCATTGGCAAATATCTCAGTGTGCTCAGCCCAGGTTCTCAATCAGTTGCTGCAGAACCTTTTCGGTGCCGGAGTGGTGTACACCCAGGACCTAGGCGGTATGAAGATGCAGATGAATTTTACCGCCCTGACGCAAACCAACCTTGCGATTCTGATAAACACGAAAACCTTGCCGAGACCCACCGGAGTTATGAACTACATCTACGTCGGCGGTGTACAGTACCCTGTCGTCTACTAAGGAGCTGCCATGTCCCTCACTTTTCCTGTGCTACTTCCACAAGCGTGGTGCTCTGGTGGCGGCGCTAATCAAGGTCTGCTGAACACACTCGGCACCATCACCAACAACGTGCTTTCATCTCCGGCCAATCAGCCCTCCGCATCACTGGCTGACGGTTTCCCGATAGACAACATGTCTGCCGGAGGCTATGCGCCGAACGGCGGCGACATGAATGCCGCGCTGTACTACATCACCCTGTTTCAGGCGTGGGTTAACGCGGGGCAGATGTTCCCATTCAACTCCACGCTGGCGACTGACCTTGGCGGATACCCAATTGGCACCACGCTCATGCTTGGAACCGGTACTCAAGCGGTGATGAGTACTGCGGCAAGCAATTCCACCAACCCGAACTCGTCAATGACCGGATGGCAGTACACGTACGGACAGGTGGTAGGTACTGGGGGATCCGTTGCCCTTGCCAACGCGCTGAACGGGTCGATGTACTACAATTCTGCCGACGGCCTAACTCTGCAAGGCAAGCCAGGAACTCAGTACGACTTCTCCATTCTAGGCGCCAACCTTATAAACAACGTTATGACTGTGCCCACCGGCACAGTGAATGTAAACTTCGGCGGCACTGTCACTACCCCTGCGTTAATAACCGGAGCTACTACCGTAGGCCCTGCCGGATCTGTGTTCTTTAATTCCGTTAATGGAATGTCTGTACGTGGCGACACCGGAAGCTCCTACGATCTGACTCTGCTCAATCCAGGCAATTCTTTAGTTATGTCCGTTCCAACTGGCACCCTGAACGCCAATTTTGCCAGCCACGTTGCTGCGATGTCTCTACAAGTTACTGGCGCTGGCAATGCTGCTGGCAGCTTATTCTACGATGCCGTAGCCGGACTTGTTGTGTGGGCCAAGGGCGGCTCCTCTTACGATTTTGAAATGCTGAATCCCGCCAATTCCGCCACAATTATGTCCGTGCCTACCGGTACGCTAAATACCATCTTCAACGGCACCGTCACCGCACCTGTGCTGCAAACTGGAGCATCTACTTCAGGAACGTCGGGGTCTGTGTTCTATAACTCAGCGAACGGCATGTGCTTATACGGAAAGACGGGATCTGGCTCTGACATGGCTTTGCTCGGCGCTAGCGGGCTAGAAGTCATGGCCGTCCCTACCGGCACGACTAACACCATCTGGTTCGGCAAGCAGACTTGGACTCTGCTTGCCAACGCATCCCCCGCGCTTGGTGATGTGTGGATGGACTCAACCCAGCAGACCCTGTGCGCCGAAGAGGGGGCGAGCGGCAACCCGGTGAAGGTTTACAAGAGCGGGACCCTTGCAACCATGAAAACGCCCGGCGGCTATAGTGTCACATGCACAACGGCTGGGACGTTCTCCTACGATTGGCTTCCGGCCGCAGATTTTTTAAACACCCTCACCCTTCCGGCTAATTTCTGGGTCGTCGGGAAATCAATAAAAATTGAGATGTGGTGCTCCTTCACCACTTCTACAGGAATAGGAGCTCCCTCTCTATATATTGTTGTTGGCGCTCCCATCGTCGCCGCAAGCATGGGTAATAACCTCGTCGCATCTACTTCCTACTCAATGAAGGTGGAGGCCGCTGTCACCTGCATCGCAGTGGGCGCGAGCGGAACTGCCAAAGCGCAAGGCGCCATATCGTTTACCGCGTATAGCGCTTCTACTGGGGCAGCCCTGGGATCCTCGACGACAGGTTTACTCAGCTCCGGATTTCAGACTACATCGCCGTCGGTAATTGACATAACGGGCGGTTTCAATAATTACTCTGGGATTGTCGTGACGATTGGCAATGTCCTTATTACCGTGCTCGCCTAAATCCCACACCTGAATACAACCCCTACTTGTTTGTGAAACGCCACATCAACCTCAACCACCAGCGAAACTCCCTGCCACGCCGTTCTCCACCCACTAGGAAGCACCTCGGAGATTAAGACATGCCCTATCGAACTCATAGCGCACATTTCGTTGATCGTCGCCTGTCGCGGATGACGCCCGAGCATGGGATTTTTCTCGTAGGTTTGATACGCACGGTTCCACGTCTTATGGAAGTCCGAAGTCTGCCTCCAGTCGCACAAGAGCGCGGCCTGATACACCCCCTCCAGCGCGATCTGCGGCCCAGTCCAGGGATCGGCGGCCAACACCGGCAGCGTGAGAAGCATCGTAAGCGCG